TCATCCCGCGGCGCGAGATCGAAGCGCGTCGGCGCGATATGGACCCGAAGTCGTTTCGTCAGGAGTTCGAAGCAAGTTTCGAGACCATGTCAGGCCGGGTCTATTATCCGTTCAACCGCGATGACCATGTCGGCGACTATCCGTTCAACGCAAAGCTGCCGATCTTCATCGGTATGGACTTCAACGTGGATCCCATGTCCGCGGTTATCATCCAGGAACAAGCCAATGGCGAAATCTGGGTCGTCGATGAGGTTGTGCTTTTTGGATCGAACGCGCAGGAGACCGCAGATGAGATCATCCGGCGCTATTTCCGGCAGATCAACCAGATTTCGGTTTTTCCTGACCCCGCTGGTAACAACCGCAATCACGACCGCGGTGAAACCTCGCTTGATATTCTGCGCGAAGCCGGTCTGAACAAGATTTACTACAAGCGGAAGCACCCTTTGGTGTCTGACCGGGTCAACGCTGTGAACCGTCTTCTGGTCACGGCCGACGGTCAGATCCGCCTGCGCATGAACGTCACCTGTCGCAACACAATCGACAGCTTTGAGCAGACCATCTACAAAGAGGGCTCGCGCGAGGTCGACAAAAAGCAGGGCAAAGAGCACGTCACAGACGCGCTGGGATATTACGCCGATTTCCGTCACCCGATGCGGCGCGCGGTTATCTTGGGTGTCTCTGTTTGATCTTGCAAATAAGTCATGGCTGACGTATGTTGACCATGAAATTCAGGAAATCACATGGCGCGCAAAGTTACACCAGTGAAAAAGCGTGGTTCGTCTGAGGCGGAACAAGCTCAAACCCGTATGAAGATGTTCTATGAACGTCGGCATCCGATGTATGACGAGCTGTTGCCGCATTGGGAGTTTCTTGAAAGCTGCTACTCCGGTGGCCGCAATTGGTTTGCGCCAAACATCTTCCGTTATTTCAAAGAGGGCGACGGCGAGTATACAGACCGTCTTTCGCGCGCCTATCGCTTCAATCACACACGCGAGGTTGTGGAGCTGGTTCAGAAGTATCTGTTCAAGGCAACCATCACGCGCGCTGTCGATGCGCCGCAGGAACTTCAAAATTTCTGGAAGCGTGCGACACGGGCAGGAGGTTCTATCAGTCAGTTGATGGGCCGTGCCTCGACCGCAAGTTCGATCAGTGGCCGCTGTGCGATTGTTGTGGACAACAACATTCCAGCCGAAGTGGAAGTCTCTGGAGAGAAGCGCGCGCTGAACCAGGCCGAGCTTGCCTCGGGCAAATACCGCGTCTACGCCTATGTCGTTCCGGCGCGGCACATCCTTGATTACGCCTTCGACGAAGACGGCGACGGTGAGTTGCTGTGGATCAAGCTGCGTGAAGTCGTCCGTGATGACGCTGATCCGCATGGCTCATCCGGCCTGACTGTCAATCGTGTTCGTCTTTGGACGCGCACAGACTGGGAGCTTTACGAAGAAGTCGAGCAGACAGGCACAAGCGCGGGACGTGACAAGGGTTCCATCACGATTAAGCTGGAAGACAGTGGCGCGCATAACTTGGGCTTCGTGCCGGTGCGTTTGCTGGATCATATTCCGGGCGAAGACCCATACAATCCTCCTGGCTTGATTGATGAGATCGCTTATCTTGACCGTGCCGTCGCGAACTATCTCAGCTCGCTTGACGCCATCATTCAGGATCAGACATTCAGCCAGCTTGCCATTCCGGCGGCCTCTATCATGCCGGGCGATGACGCGCATAAAACCGTTTTGAGCATGGGCACAAAGCGCGTGTTCACCTACGACGGCGGTGCTGGCTCAAGTGCGTCGCCGCACTTCCTGGCACCAGATCCGAAACAGGCCGGTGTGATCTTGTCCGTGATCAATAAGATCATCAACGAGATCTACCATACGGTCGGTCTCGCAGGCGAGCGCACCAAGGAAGACAACTCGGTCGGTATCGACAACAGCTCCGGTGTTGCAAAGGCCTATGACTTCGAGCGCGTGAACTCGCTGCTCCTGTCAAAGGCACAGGCATGCCAGAGCGTCGAGAACTGGATCGGGCGCACTGTTCTGGCCTGGTGGCGCAAGACAGATGAGACGGATTACGTCCGCTATCCAACAACCTTTGATGTGATGCGCTTGGTCGATGACCTCGTCACAGCCGAAGCACTGGCGAAATTGCAGGCACCTGCAGAAGTTCGCCGCGCTCAAATGAAACAGATGATCGAGAAGCTCCTGCCACATCTCACGGCAGAAGAGATCAAGACCATCGAGGCAGACATCGAAAAGTGGCTGGAAAACCCAGAAGTTGAAATGCCACCAAGTCTGCTTAACCCAGGAAGCAAGCCCGTATCTGCACAGAGCAGACAGGGCGAAGTGACCGCAGCAACGAAAAAATAAGGCCGCAAGCGAGATACTGCACGGCAGCCTGAAAAAGTAACTGGATCGAGAAACTGATCCGCACCGCGCCTAGCGCAAACCAGAGAGCCCGAGATACTGGGCAAGGAGACTAAAATGAATATCTACCGTGACATGCTGGCCCACGCTGGCAAGATTCAGATCGCGTTTGACGCACCCGGCGAAGGCACGCCTGCGGCACCTGCACCTGCGCCAGAACCAACACCGGCACCAGCGCCAACACCAGCGCCAGAGCCTATTGTTACTGCTGATCCAAAACCGACTGACCCAAAACCCGTCACACCTGCTGCTGATCCGGCGCCTGTCGCTGCTGATCCTGCACTTGCTGCTGAAAAGGCAGAGCTTTTGCGTGAAGTCATGGACAAGAAGTCCAAGCTGACCGCGGCACAGGATGCGCTTGCTGCATATGACGGTGTTGATCCGGCAAAGGTTAAGGCACTGTTGAAGGCAGAGCGCGATGCGGAGTCTGCTGCGGCAGAGGCCAAGGGTGACTTTGAGCGCGTCAAGCAGATGATGGCAGATGAGCACACCAAAGAGGTTGAGCGTCTGAACGCCGAAATCGCAGCGCTGAAAGAGTCGGACGGCTCCAAAGCAAGTCTGATCGACAAGCTCACCGTCGGCAATGATTTTGGTGGCTCCACGTTTATTCGTGACAAGATGAACCTGTCGCCAAGCAAGGCGCGCACAGTTTACGGGTCTCACTTCGAGGTGCGTGACGGCCGCACAGTTGCGTTTGACAAGCCTTCCGGCGAGACAAGCCGCACGATGCTGGTGGATGCTTCTGGCAATCCAATGTCTTTCGATGCCGCTCTTGAGCGCATTGTCAGTGTTGATCCGGACAAGGCAACCATTCTGCGTGCAGATGTAAATCCGGGCTCATCAAGCAAAACCACACCTGCGTCATCGGCAACTCCAAAGCCAAAAGACAACGGACTTCGTGGCGCGTCGCGCATTGCGGCGGGTTTGGCAGACCTCTAATACCTCCCATGTCATGACGATACCGCCGGGTTTGACGCCCGGCGGGCTGTTATAACGGATATTTTTCGGCATGCGTCCACTTTTTTCTTGAAAAGTGGCGACCAGTTGAGGTATGTAAGTCATAGCTTACTTAACTGGTGATCTCGAGGAGAGACTTCATGCCATTGCTTGCAGCAGAAGCCGAGAAGCTGTCGATTGAAGATCGCCAGCGCGGTATTATCGAAGAAATCATCGACAAGGACGAAATGTTCGCACTCGTTCCTTTTGTCGGAACAACTGACAAGACCTATTCCTACGTCCGCGAAAAGACCGCGGCCGAAGGCGAATGGTTCTCAGCTTACGAAGACCTGGAAGAGAGCGCATCCGAGTTCGATCCAGTGGCGGTCGAGCTGAAGCGTATCGCAGGTCAGGTGGACATCGACAACTTCCAGATCGAAGTCCAGTCCAACTTCAACGACCAGCTTGCCATCCAGCTTTCTCAGAAAGCCAAAGGTATGGGCAAACAGTTCCGCAACGCTCTCGTCAACGGCGACAGTGGTGTGAACGCGAAAGAAATGGACGGCTTGAAAAAGCTGACGCCTGCTGGCCAGACCCTCTGGGCTGGTGATAACGGCGGTTCCGTTGCTTACGGCGCATTGGACGAGCTGATCGACGCGGTCAAACTTGGCGCAGACGCACTGATGATGCGCCAGGGCACATGGCGGGCAATTCGCGCCCTGAACCGTTCTATGGGCGGTAACATGGCAGACCACATCATGCTGGAGAACTTCGGTCTTCCGGTTAAATCCTACGATGGCATGCCTGTCATCATCAACGACTTCTTGCCTGCCGACGAAACCCGCGGCACCAACACCGACACATGCTCCATCTACGCTCTGCGTTTGAATGAAGCTGACGGCTTCCACGGTGTCTACGGCGGTCCAGCGGCTGGTTTCCGGATGGAAAAAGTCGGCCTGTTGCAGGGCAAGGACGTAACGCGCTACCGCATGAAGTGGTATGTCACAACTGCGCTGAAGGCGACACACGCCGTTGCGCGCCTCGGTGGCATCACCAACATCTAACTTGTCAGTAACGACTGACTTATGTAAGATCGGGGCAGGGGAAACCTTGCCCCTTTTCTTTTGCCGAGGCGAAAATGACGCGAATAGAGATTTACGGCGCAGGCGGACCTGTTTCTGACCAGATCGAAAGTTTCTGCGTGCGAATGGGATACACGCACATTCTCCGGAATGTCGCCGAAGATCCACAGAGCATGAAAGAACTTCGTGAGAGATCAAGCGGACCTGTTTTGGCGCTTCCGGCAGTATTCATCGGTTCATACGAATTTGATCGGGCGACTGATCTTATCAACATGCAGCCATTCAAAGTTCAACAACTCATCGGAGAATAATCCGTGCCAAAGAAACTGAAAATTATCGCAAAGGGATTTGAGACCTACACCGGTCCGCTCGGAGTCTACGACTTCGTGGATGGCGTATCCCTGATTGAAATTCCCCGTGCAGAGCGGGATCGCATCTCCTGCGCCATGCTGTGCGTTGAGATTGACGCAGAGGGTGAGGAGACTCCTGCCGGAGCCCCACACCGCATGGCCACGATGCGTAATGTTCACATTGAGGAGATCGAACCGCTCAAGCGTATGACAGATGCGGAAAAGCGCGCCGAAGTTATGGACGCGATCAACGCCGCAAAAGAAGTCAAGGATCGTCCGGTTCGGACGCGCGCTGAGCTTGAAGAAATTCTGTCCGGTCCGGGCGTCGAGGCACTGCGCGTCGTTGGTCAGCTTTGGCATGTGAAAGCGCGTGGCGCCGTTGAGCTTATTGAGCGCATTCTCGAGGCGCAGGAGCTTTGGTCTTCCAAGGCAGCCGCGCGACATGCAACGCGCCTTGCACGCGCTGAAGCAGAACTTGGCGATCTTGGTCTTTCCGAGACACCTTTTGAGCCTGTTGTTCCGGACACGCCTGATGATGAAACCGCGAATTTGCTCCAGGCAGCAATGACCGGTGATTTCTCGGGTGCGATCAATACACCAGAACCAACACCAGAGCCGACGCCTGAACCAACACCAGAGCCGAAACCAGCAAAGGGCAAAGCGCCCAAAGCGTCAAAGGAATAAACCATGAAGTCTTATCCCGAGGGCTTTAGTGTCGTTCTTACGGTTCCGTTTGAGGACAAAGAAGAGATCGCAGTAACACCGGTTGCCATCACGGCCCGTCTTCTGGATGGGTCGGGCGGCCTTGTGACTGATCTCGGCGCCGTGTCGTTCGATCCGCTCTTGGGAGAGACACAGGTTACTGTCGCTTCCATGTTCAACGAGCTGGAGGAGGGCGACGTGCGCGCCGTGCGCCAGCTCGAGGTCTCTATCGAGACCGCAACGACTGTGGTGCGCTACGATCTGCTTTATATCATCGAGGCAGAGCAAACCCTGGTGCCAATGGTCAACACATTCCAGACCCTTGCAGCAGCAGAGCTTCTGGCGATGGATCATGTCAACCTGTCCGGTTGGCTGAGCGCAGATGAGACCCGGCGCCGGGCGTCACTTGTTGAAGCCTATCGCCGGATCACCAATATTCCGATGAAATACGGCATTCGTGATGCTGACGGTCTTATCAATCCACGCGAGGTCTATGTGATTGATCGGGACATGTGGGAGGAGATGA